GAGGCTGGGTAAAGTTTTACCCTACCCAGCTCCTCGTCCAAAAATCTCACCTTCCCGGTTTTGGTATCCCGGCCCATGTACTGGCCATGGAAGGTGGTGCCTTTAACGCGCAATCTCATGACTGCGCGTCAGCCCCCAACTGAATTGCAAGCTTGGCGCCAAGATCACAAATCGCGTCGTGGAACTTGTGATCGAAATGATCACCACAGTAGAAGTGCGCGAACTCATGCAGTAACAGCGCCAGCTGCTTTTTAAAATTGCTAGGTGCAAACCAAGCTCTGCCGTTGTTGGCATTTATATCGAGCCTGCACTGGCCATAAGCTGCGGAGAAGTTATTGACCTTCACCACGCTCACATGCAGCGGCTTGCCAATCAGATCCATGTGCAGCTTCTTGGCATACTCCACGAATCTACTTTGATCGTCGGTCCAGTCAGACTGCGGCACAATCGTGACCGGCTCTGCGTTAGGGTCATCGCTGTATGGCTTTGGCGATGGCGTGATCTGGCCAGCTGGCTTGATTGCAGAAGATGCTTTTGCATTTCTCCACAAACCAGAACTCAAGCTGCCCCCGGTCACCACCGTGTAGCCCTTAGACATTGCGATCTTGTTAGCTTCTGGATCAGAAGGATCGTAAGCAACACGCTTCTCGCCGTACCTAGAAGTCAGGACCCGCTCGACAGACTCTGACGAAGCTCGCTCATCAGCAGCTGCTGAACTGACCCAGTCATTAGTAGCCTCATCATCTTCGAGCAAGTGACCAGCCTCGTTAAGTACCGCAACACGCAGCTGCGCCAAGTAAGCTGGCGTGACATTGTCACGATCCATGTTCAATGGGATCTTTTGCTGAATGTTGATGTGCCACTTGTCGCCATCAAGACCAACGACTGGTATGCCCATCTCGTAGATCGTTGGCTCTTCGCCATCTTCTACTTCAAACAATTCAACCGTTGTCATTCTTTTTGTGCGCTTGAGGTTGCCCTCAACATCAGAAGTGATAGTCGGCAGCTGCAAGTTAAACTCTGTGACCTTTTTGTGTGGTGCCAGAACAAACTTGTTACCTAACACGTCAACACAAGTTTTGATGTTGTCCGGGGTCAAAAAAGTTTTGACGTAAGACTCAAACTCCTGCACTTCAGACTTGCTGACTTTGAGCAGCCCATCAAAGTAAGAGCCAGTTTCGGTTCTGTCTCTGATTAATCGTCTGCCAAGGCCAGAAAAACTAACAGCGCTATTGACCGAAACTATCTTGGCTTCTTTGCAGATAGCCAACACAAGTTTTTCGCCAAGATTGAAACGACCACGTTTAGTCGGGTCGCTCTTCTTGTTGCTAGGATTGAACAAAGTGAACGCATCAGAAATGTCTTGCCAGCCATTTGGGTCATCGTCACTGACGACTACTCTATGGTAGTGAGATCCAGCGAAGTCCTTTGCGATCTGAACCCGAACCTCGGTGACCTCTTGGTCCCAAGCATTCTGAATAAGCTCTGCGATTGAGAAGGTGCGACTTCTGCCGTTAAGTAATTGTTCGAGTCCCTTCTTGTTAACGTCGAACCAGTTATTTTTCGTTTCCATATTCATGTCTCCGGTTAGTGAATATACAGACATCTTACAGTATCCGTGTCCAATTGCAAACTTTTATATAACCACATATATACTTGCACATCGACACGGAATGTGGATAATGGTCATATTGATTAACGAAACCGGAGAAAATTATGGAAGAGCAAGTTTGGGACCACGTCGAAGTGACTTGGCATATAACAAATAAATACTGGCTAGTGTATGGCGTCAAAACCAAATCTGGTGAATGGGAATTGCTCAGTGACAGCGATCTTAAAAAACATGCTGTTGATGATGCGATGATTTATGCATTTGATACTGCGGCTGGACCAGCGCGAAGCAAGCTGGTCAAGATCTATAGCAAGACCGGAAAACTTCTCAGCACCAAGGAGGGATATGATGGTCAGCAATAAAAAGCGTTTTTATAATCGCGTGCGCCGCACCTGCCTCAAGCATGATATTGATATCCAGCTTGATGGTGCGCCACGTAACTGGCGTTCAGTGCAGCTGCTCAAAGATGGGCAGCTGTTGTTGGGCGATTATGCTGAGGGCCGTCGTCCTCTTGATATTGACTGGCAGCGCATGCATGAAGAGCTGACCAAGTATGGATTCGTCGGAGGTGCAAAATGAGTACACCAGCACCTAGGACCGCCTTTGATTCTGATGAAGAATATTACCGCGCATTTTGGCAAGCGTCTGAACTTGGCGTAGATCTTACTGACTACGGCTTCTTCAAATACTTTTTTTCAAGCGGATTGTGTCCGCAAACTGATGAAGAGAAAGCGCATTGGTTTGATTTGCCAGAGCGTGTAACTGTGTATCGTGGCTACTGCAAACTGCATGGCTACTCCGATGGACTGTCTTGGACTCCAAACAAACAGTTAGCGCAGTGGTTTGCAACAAGACTGCCACGCAACGAACAACCCACACTGGCTACTGCCGAAGTGGACCGGGATAAGATCGAGCTGGTCTTTTTGAACCGGGAACCCGAATACATCATCCTGCATATGGATGAAGACTCATACACTGAAGAGGAGGTGCAAAGTGAGCAATCCTAAAAAACAAATTCGTAACATCTACGGCTACTGCCGTGTATCCACCACCGAGCAAGCTGAGAACGGGATCTCTATCGATACCCAGCAGGAGCTGATCTCTGAGTTTGTGCGCGAGAAATTTAACCGGGATGTTTCCGAGTGGTTTGTAGATGCTGGTGTATCTGGGACCGTGCCGATTATGGAGCGTGAGCAATGTCGGGCTATGACAGATGTGATCGACGAGTATGACATTGTCATTGCAACCCGGATCGACAGACTATCACGTAGCTGCAACGATCTACTGCAAACGATTCCGCATCTAGAAGAAAGCGGTGTGACTTTGTATCTGTGCGAACAATTCAACGATATGCCGGTGGTCTATCCCAAAGAGATGGCCGCAAAAGGTCTGGAGTCTAAGTACGATATGAACTCGCTGGTGAACCAGATTATGTTGATGGTTTTGTCAGCTGTAGCTGAGATGGAGTTTGAGAACACTAAAAAGAAATTTGCAGAAGGCAAGATTGCTTGGGCGCAACGTGGATACTCAATCGGTGGCTCTGCACCCTTTGGCTTTGAGTTTGAAGAAGAACGACTGCCACAAGGTAACCGCATGAAAACGCGCAAAAAACTTGTGGAGATACCTGAAGAGCAAGCTGTGATTAAAACCATACAGAAGTGTAAGCAACGTGGCCTTGGCGCTAGACGTATTGCAAAGCAGGTTGCTAACACGCATGCAGGCTATGAAGACTTTTCTCCAAACAAAGTCGTCAAGATCCTAAATCGCAAGTTTCAGGGAGTAGCTTCCTAGTTGCGTTTTATTAGTTATAATGCTAGTAGCACAGGACTAGCATATGACTACACTTGAAAATATAGAAGCGGCGATTGCGAAAATAGATTCGATACTGTTGCTCGACTACATCACGGGTCCAGTGCGCGAAGAATTAACACACATCAAAGCGTATCTCGAAAGCGCGAAAGCGGATCTTAGTTAATGGCTAATATTAGCGGGTGGGGCCGAGGCACATGGAACGAAGGTGCTTGGGGTACTGCGCTTCCCGTTGAACCTACCGGCCAAGCGATTACATCCGGCATTGGCTCTTTATCGGTAACAGCCGCAGCCAACCAAACGCCGACTGGTCAAGCCATAACGTCAGGTCTTGGCGCATTATCTGTCGTCGCACAAGCGAACCAAGCAGTTACTGGTCAGGCTATAACTTCTGGCCTTGGATCGGTATCTGTCGTTGCGCAAGCAAACGTCACGCCTACAGGCAGAGCGGTTACATCAGCACTCGGATCCGTAGAAGTACATCACAACGCTGTTGTCGAAGTAACTGGTTTATCCACCACTTCTGCGATTGGCTCAGTCACCTCAAGCGCAGATGCAAACGTAACGCCTACGGGCCAATCAGCAACATTCAGTGTTGGCACGACTTTGGTGTATGGCGAAATAGATACGTCACAAACACCGAATTACGCTACAATATCTACAACACAAACTCCCAGTTATGAGGAGATAAAAGCAGGCCGAGATGCAGCTTAAGATTTTTTTGCTATAATGCAAGAAGGAGAATAGAAAATGGCAACCTATGTAAATGACCTCAGACTAAAAGAGATCGGTACCGGAGAGTCTTCAGGAACTTGGGGTACGGAAACGAACGTCAACCTCGAATTGATAGGTGAAGCACTTTCTTTTGGCACTGAAGCCATAACCACTAACGCCGATACTCACACTTCTACCGTAGCCGATGGCTCTACAGATCCAGCGCGATCTATGTATATCAAGTACACCGGCACACTCGATTCAGCTTGCACCATCACCATTGCACCTAACACATTAAGTCGATTACATTTTATTGAAAATGGCACATCTGGCTCACAAAATATTATTATTTCACAAGGTAGTGGAGCGAATGTAACCATACCGCCGGGAGACGTGAAAGTCGTTTATCTCGATGGCGCCGGTAGTGGCGCTGCTGTAGTCGACGCCTTCGCAAGCCTTAATGTAGTAGATCTCAAAGTAGAAGATGACCTTACTGTCACTGACGATTTAATCGTAAATGGCGACATAGATTTAGAAGGCTCAATCGATGTCAATGGGACAGCCAACTTAGACGTTGTAGATATAGATGGCGCTGTAGACATGGCTTCTACATTACAAGTAGACGGGGCTATTACGTCGTCGTCGGGAGCTACAATAACGGTAACCGATAACTCAGACACTTTAAGCTTGATAAGCACAGATGCAGATGCAAACTCTGGCCCACATCTTAGAATGTACAGAAACTCCAGCTCACCAGCCAACAACGACTTTTTGGCTAACCTCAACTTTGTTGGTAGAAACGACAATACGCAAGACGTTCAATACGGAGAGGTAGAAGTTTATATCACAGATAAATCCGATGGCGCGGAGGACGGCCTCGTAAACTTTAATGTGATTACTGGCGGATCGAATAAATCTTTCTTTCAACTCAGAGGCGAAACACCAGCGGTTATCGTAAACGAAGACGGCGATGACATTGATTTCAGAGTCGAAACGGACGGACAGCAACACGCCATCTTCGCGAATGCAGGAGATGACCGTGTTACCTTCTTTAATTCAACAACTATTAATGCGGCTAGTGGTACAGATGATGGGGTGTCACACTATTCTGACGGTAGAACAGATATCTCAAGAGCTTCTGCCCAAGCTTTAAATTTAAGAAGAAGAACTGATGACGGCGTACTCTTAAACT